TGTGGACAGACGAGCGTAGTTTGTTGATCGCTGCTAAACCACGTAAGTTGATTGTTCCACCTGCACTCCAATTCGTTGCAACACGTTTGCTCGAAACTGAATTGCGTGTTGGTACAAACGACAATGACATCAACGCATTGAAGAACAATGGTGCTATTCCTGAAGGTTACACAATTAACCACTTCTTGACTGACACAAATGCATGGTTCCTCACAACTGACGTACCTAACGGTATGAAGCACTTCGAACGTACTCCATTACAGAATTCAATGGACGGCGACTTCGACACAGGCAACGTACGTTACAAGTCACGCGAGCGTTATAGTTTCGGCTGGTCTGATCCACTCGGAATGTTCGGTTCTGCTGGCGCCTAAACAAGGTTCTAGTTTCCGTAGACGAACCCCACCTTACCGGGTGGGGTTTTTCTTTTCCTGCCAATGATGTTTTCTATGGCAATTAGCGCATAGTACTGTGCACTTTACGGCTTCTTCTATGGCCTTAGTAAATTGAGAGTTTTTAAGAAACCAACTTACTTCTCTATCTTTAGTATTAGGGTCTGTATGATGGAAATCTAAAGCTGCAGGGTGATCTTCCCCACATTTTGTGCATTTAAGAGAGGCTTTAAATGTGTTCCATTGAGCCCTTAGCTGGGCTTTATTTTCTTTTGTTCGCTGTTTAGTTTCTTCTTGATTCTGTAAATAATGCTCATGACTACGTAATTTATGGTACTTCTTCTTTACTTCAGGATCTTTATAAGGCATTTTTATTGTCTAAAGAGTAAGTTCTGAGTGGTTCACTACTTTTTAAATCTACATTACAAGCCCATTTAACAGCTTCTTCTGCGGATAAATCCATTCTTAAACATACTTCTGCAGCCATCGCACCACTGCCAATAGCCATAAACGTTTTAGCTCTTTCCCATTCAAGGTCATCACCGCAATAAAAAAGACCTTCTTGTGTCAACTTAAGAAATGAGCTATCGTTTTTAAGTTTGGGCTTGCGTTTACCTTTTTTGTTTAGGTACTCTACTACCTTTTCGCAATCACACCAGTTTCCTGCAACCCCCAGCCAGCCGCCTTCTATAGGCACTACTTTTTCTTCAAAGTATTTTATACCCGTATCATCATCGGAAAATTGACTATCCGACACTATGATTTTACGTCTCCAGTCGCCTACAATAGTAGTCATTTTTACCCCTAATAAAAAAGCGCAATAACTCCAGCTACATAAAATATTACAGCTACTGCCTCAACTAGAAATAATGGCATATCTTTTTGGGCCCAACCTGCCCAAGTCCACAATATACTACCAACCAAACTGAGGATGATATTGGTAGGGTAAACGTTGAAACTCGTCAAACATATACCAGTCAAGCACAACAAGGTTCCTAACCATTTAATACCCTTCATGCTAACTCCAATTTGGTGGGTGGGTTGTTCAATTATGATATCTAGATCCACCCGTACTCGGTAGTCCCAACCCCCCTATAAATATTTTACCAAAACCCTTGCACAAACTTAAAAAAGTAGTAATATCATAGAAACCGGGGAAAACCGGCTTATCAAACTGTCCCGGCAGACAGCATATTGATTGATAAGCTGATCTTATATGCAAGGACAATTTATCATGGCATTAGCAACAACCTCAGCCTTATGGCGCTCAACAGGTGGTGACACAACTCGTACAGCAATTGCTGGCTCGATGGACATGGTTGCCCCGTTTTATATTGCAAACACATCATCTACAACTGCTAACGTAGTAGTATCTTCAGCTTCTGGCGCCCCAGCTTTAATTCTTCCAGCAGGCGCTGTTGTATTGGCTGTTAACGTTACTAACCCATCTACAGGCGCTAACTCTACCTGTAACGTAGGGTTTACCCCATTAATTGGTGTAGGTCCTGGTCAAACTGGCACTTTAGGCACAAACGTTCCTAACGCATTTGTTGGTAACGCTAACGTAACTACACGTCAAGCTATTACTATTGGTAGCACAGGTCAAGGCACATCTTTGGGTAACGTAGCAAACTCTACAAACTTAGTTGTTGTAACTTCTGCTATTGGCACTGCTGGCGCTGTTGGTGGTCCTGTTACTGGATCTATTCGTTATTACGTAGCTGACCCAACTTATGGCGAAGAAAACGTTTAATTAATCTTTAGGGGGATCCGTCCCCCGTTTAAATCTTTAGGAGATTAATTATGAGTATGCAATATGACGTAAAAATGGTGCATGCAGATGCAAATGTGCAAGCCATTACTGGTCCTGTTCGTATTAAGGGATACCAAGTAGCCTCCGGTGGAGTTGCTGGCGAGATTCAGTATTGGGATACTGCTTCTAATTCCGCTACTGGTACAGAACGCTTAACAATAAATGTAACTACCAATACTGCAGTTATTTCTACATTGATTCCGGGCGAAGGTATTCGTTTTGAGTATGGTGTTTATATAAAACTGCCAGCTAACGCATCAGTTACAACGTTCTATGGCTAAGAAAAAAGGACCTTCTCTTGCGATTGGTCGTGGTGAAAAGTTGCCTGTATCTAAGGGCGCTGGGCTTACCGCCAAAGGTCGTGCTAAGTATAATGCGGCTACTGGCTCGAATCTAAAGGCTCCACAGCCTGAAGGTGGTCCACGCAAGAAGTCGTTTTGTGCACGGATGTCTGGTATGCCTGGTCCAATGAAAGACGAGAACGGGAAACCAACTCGTAAAGCAGCAAGTCTTAAACGATGGAAATGCTAAATGAAAGACCCATTTGAATATTTAGACGAGGCCAGCAAGCATATAATTGATGTTCTGTCTTTTGTTACCGTAATAGGAACTCTAGTTGATATGCTGCCCTCAATTGCCGCCGTCTTTACAATATTATGGACAGCTATCCGTATTTATGAAACTAAAACTGTTCAAAGTTGGTTAGGAAAAAATAATGCCTAGCACTAGCAAGAAGCAACGTAACTTTATGGCAGCAGCAGCACATGATCCAGCTTTTGCTAAGAAAGTTGGTATTTCGCAAACAGTAGCAAAAGAGTTTAATCAGGCCGATAAAGGTCGTAAATTTAAAAAAGGTGGCGTTATGAAACATGATGATATGAAACAAGATATGCCAATGATGAAAAAAGTGGCTAAGCAAGAAGTTAAAGCTCACGAAAAATCAATGCATAAAATGGCTAAAGGCGGTACAGCTTCAGCTCGTGCTGATGGCTGCGCTGTTAAAGGCAAAACCAAAGGTACTATGATTGCTATGAGATCTGGCGGGGCATGCTAAATCATGGGTAAGCTAAGAGAAATTAGCGATAAAGTTAGTGAATATACAGATAAAGCTGGTATTGCTAATCCTATTGAGGTAGCTGATGAAGCCTTAGGTGGTCAGACTCGTGAAGAGTCTAAAGCCCGTCGTGACGCCGCTAAAGAAAAAGTTGTTAAGGAAACACCACAACCAACTAAGAAAATGGCTAAAGGTGGTTCTGCTTCTGCACGTGCTGATGGCTGCTGCATCCGTGGAAAGACAAGAGCATGAGACCCTCACGTGGTATGGGCGCTATTAACCCTTCTAAGATGGGTAAACCCAAGGTTAAAGCCCGTAGAGACAACACAGACTTTACCCAATACAAAGACGGCGGTAAAGTTAATGCTGCTGGTAATTACACAAAGCCTAGCTTGCGTAAACGTATTGTTTCTCAAGTTAAAGCTGCTGCAACACATGGTACTGGCGCAGGTCAGTGGTCAGCTCGTAAAGCTCAATTAGTAGCTAAAAAATATAAGGCGGCTGGTGGTGGATATAAATGAGTGGATTGGCAAAATCGCAACGTTCTTTAAAAGCTTGGGGCGACCAAAAGTGGACAACCAAGTCGGGGAAAAAGTCGTCCGAAACAGGCGAACGGTACCTGCCAAAAAAAGCAATCGAGTCGCTAAGCCCGCAGGAGTACGCAGCAACAACAAGAGCAAAGCGGGCGGGGAAAGCAGCGGGAAAGCAGTTCGTCCCCCAGCCAAAAAAAGTCAAAACAAAAGTAAAGCCATTTAGGAAAATATGAGTACTGCAGGTACCACAGCATTTAATCTAGACCTTAACGACCTGGTTGAGGAGGCGTTTGAACGTGCTGGACTAGAGCTACGTACTGGTTATGATTTACGTACTGCTCGTCGTAGTCTTAACTTACTTACTATTGAGTGGGCAAACCGGGGTATTAACCTATGGACTATTGAGCAAGGTCAAATACCTATGGTTACTGGGCAGGCTTCATACCCATTCCCTGTAAATACTATTGACTTACTAGACCAAGTAATTCGTCAAAACAACGGTACAACTAACCAAACTGATATTAATATCAGCCGTATTTCTGAGTCTACTTATTCTACAATCCCAAACAAACTAACCCAAGGGCGCCCTATTCAAGTCTGGATTAATCGCCAGTCAGGGCAAGAAAACCTTTCTAGCGCTCTTTTAGCTACTGGTATTAGTTCTACTGATACTACAATTACTTTAACTTCTACCGCTGGTTTAGCTTCTGTTGGGTTTATTAAGATGGGTACAGAAACAATCAGTTACCCTAACGTAAGTGGAAATCAGCTTTTAAATTGTGCCCGTGGACAAAACGGCACTACTGCAGCGGCACATAACGCTGGAGCTGCAATTACTGTACAGAACTTACCTTCTATTAACGTTTGGCCTACCCCTAATGCTCCTGGTAACCAATATACTTTTGTGTATTGGCGCCTTCGTCGGATGCAAGATGCGGGTACTGGCGTTACTGAGCAAGATATTCCTTTCCGTTTTCTACCTTGTATGGTGGCTGGGCTGGCTTACTACGTAGCTATGAAAAAACCAGAAGTAGATGGACAACGGGTATTAGCATTAAAAGCCGCATATGAGGAACAATTTCAACTAGCTGCGGATGAAGATAGAGAAAAGGCTCCAGCTAGATTTGTACCACGCAATTTGTTTTATAGTTAATTATGTCTAGCCGGTTTGCTTCAGGTAAGTATGCAATTGCCGAGTGCGATAGGTGCGCTCAGCGTTATATGCTTAAAGAGTTAAAGACACAGACAGTAAAGACTAAGCCTTTTAGAATTAAGGTTTGTCCTAGTTGTTGGGATCCTGACCAACCGCAGTTACAATTAGGTATGTATCCGGTCAATGACCCACAAGCAGTACGGGAACCAAGACCTGACGTAAGTTATTTGCAGTCTGGTACAAATGGTTTGCAAATTAATTTAACTGGAGATGGTCCAGAAGGACTAGGAAATCCAGATATGGGTAGTAGGGTGTTCCAGTGGGGTTGGAATCCAGTAGGTGGAGCAAGAGGGTTTGATAGTCTTTTAACACCAAATGACTTGATTGCTTCGGGACAAATAGGTACAGTAACAGTAGATATAACTTAAGGAGTTAATATGTCATTTAAATCAGGTGCTAGCGGCATTGAGAAAAAAGGTAAAACTAAGGGTAAAAACCTTGGCGATTCAGGTCCAACAGTGTTGCCAAAAGATGGCGGCAAAAAAACTGCGGGTGTTTCAGGCAAAGCTATGAAGGCAGTTGGTCGTAACTTAGCCCGTGCAGCTAACCAAAAGTAAGGTAAATCATGGCTAAATTTTCTATGAAAAAAAGCGGTAAAGAAGTTGGTCCAGCATCAGTTTATGCAGAGCCACATACTATGTCTGGCAAAGAAATAACCACAGCCAAAGACGCAGTAACCAAACCAGGCAATGCAATGAACGAGCTTAATATCTCGGTTAGCGGTATTAGCAAAGGTAACTACAGCCCAGAAAACAAGAACGGTGAAATTACCATGCGTGGCGCAGGTGCAGCCACTAAGGGTACTAAATGCCGTGGACCAATGGCTTAAGGGTAAACCCTAATGAACTACCAAGAACTTTTTTCGCAAATACAGACATATACTGAGAATCAGTTCCCAGATACGTTTGTGCAGGTAACAACTGGGGGTAGTCAGACTAACGTCAATGCTGTCACTCAGATTAATACCTTTATTCAGCAAGCGGAAAAGCGCATTTATAATACGGTGCAAATCCCTTCTTTGCGAAAAAACGTTACAGGTAGTTTGACAGCTAATAATAAGTATCTAGCTTGCCCAAATGACTATTTGTCTACGTATTCAATGGCTATTATTCAGTCTGATGGCACATACGAGTACTTGTTAAATAAAGACGTTAACTATATCCGCCAAGCATACCCAAACCCTGGTGATACTGGTTTGCCTCGTTATTACGCTTTGTTTGGGTCTAGGTTAAATGACCCTAATGAGCTATCTTTTATACTTGGACCTACTCCAGACGCTATATATACAGCGGAGTTACACTATTTCTACTACCCAGAGTCTATTGTAGATCAGGGATCTTCATGGCTTGGTGACAATTACAGCCCTGCACTTTTATATGGCGCTCTTGTTGAGGCGTACCAGTATATGAAAGGCGAAAGTGATATGTTGCAAGTGTATAATACGAAATACCAAGAAGCGTTACAGCAACTTAATAGACTCGGAACAGGACTCGAACGTGGCGATGCCTACCGGGATGGTCAAGCTAAAATTAAAGTAAACCCGTAATGCAAACAACTCGTAAAGCCGCCTTAGCACTTAGTGAAAAACAATACTTCACAGGTAAACCATGCTTAAAAGGGCATGTGGCTAATCGTCGCACTAGAACGGGTGAATGTATGGATTGCCGTGCTGCGTTTTTAATTGAGTGGCGAGCTAAAAACCCTAAAAAGGTTAAGCAGCATAATGATACACAGTATGCAAATCATGCAGAAAAGTTATCCGCTAGATCAAGAAAGTTTAATGCTGAAAACCAAGAAAAAGTACGGGTTTGGAAACGTAAATATCAACGGGAAAATCCACACATTTTTGCTAAAAGTGGGGCCAAACGTAAAGCAGCTAAGTTACAGCGTACCCCATCTTGGCTGACAGATATTGATTTTGAGCGTATTAGTAATGAATATAGATTGGCAGCATTACTGACCAAACTAACAAAAAGTTCGTGGCATGTTGACCACATCATTCCGTTACAGGGTAAAATGGTGTCTGGTTTGCACGTCCCGGGGAATTTGCGGGTGCTTCCTGCAAAAGAAAACATCAGCAAGTCAAACAAATTTTTAGGAGTATAAAATGGCAATTACCCAAGGAA